GGGACTTATCGGAGACGAGTTTAAAACCTGCAGACTCCATTTTCTAAAGTACCTTGATGGAAATTCAGCTTGGAGACAAGCAGGATGAAATGAATAGCCACAGGCTCACCGGGGCGGGAGAACCGCCCTTAAGGTGGTAGAAGGGTTCCCAACGCTGCTGAAAAGCCGACACAGGCCAAGCTGGCGGGGAAGACTGGCCCTTTAGGAAAGGATGAAAAGAAATGAAAACAAAACTGTACATTGCCTATGGAAGCAACATGGATGAAGGTCAAATGTCTTTCAGATGCCCTGGGGCAAAGCTAAGAGGAGTATCAGTAATTGAAGATCACAGGCTTATCTTCAAAGGCTCAAAGACAGGTGCTTATGCCACCATTGAAAAAGAAGAAGGGCATAAGGTACCAGTGGTGCTTTGGGAGATCGAACCGACAGACGAACATAGACTTGATCGGTATGAAGGCTTTCCAACCTTCTACTACAAGGAGTGGATGGAGTTAGACCTTGATGGTGAGGAGATTCAAGGGATGGTCTACATGATGGATCAAGACAGGAAACTAGGACAACCAAGCTACCACTATTACAAAACCCTCGAAGATGCCTATGAGAGATTTGGCTTTGATAAAGCCATCTTAGAAAAAGCACTGGAGGATTCTTCGGTAGAGGGGGATGAAGATATTTATTAGAAAAGAAATCTTAGAGAAACTAAGAAAACAATATCCACCTGGAACAAGGGTGGAACTGATTCGAATGGAAGATATACAGGCACCGCCAAAGGGAACACAGGGAACGGTAATCGGAGTGGATGATATCGGAAGCATAATGGTTTCTTGGGACAATGGAAGTAGCCTTAGTGTGGTATATGGTGAGGACAGCTGCAGAAAATTAGAAGGTTAAAACACAGATTTAAGCCAAATGAAAGACTTCTTCAGAGGTCTTTTTTCTTGCTGTTAGCCAATGAGAGGAGGTGGGACTTATGGCACAGAGAGGAAGAAAACCCAAACCGACAGCATTAAAAGAACTAGAAGGCAACCCAGGGAAACGTGCACTTAACGATAAAGAACCAAAGCCGCCAAAGAAAGCTCCCAGGTGTCCTTCATGGTTGGAGCAGGAAGCAAAGAAAGAATGGAGACGAATGGGGAAGCTTCTTGAGCAGATGGGAATCCTGACAGAAATGGACATGGCCGCTTTTGCGGGTTACTGTCAGGCATACGCCAGATGGAAGGAAGCGGAGGAGTTTATCACCCAACATGGAACCATGATCAGAACCCCTAACGGTTATTTACAGCAGGTGCCTCAGGTTTCCATTGCACAAACCAATCTGAAAATCATGCTCAAGTTCTGTGAGCAGTTTGGACTGACACCATCTGCAAGAAGCAGAATTGTCGCAGGTGAAGGTACTGTGGATCCCGCAGATGAGATGGAGAAGATTCTAGGAGGTGGTGCGTAATGGCCTATAAATACACACCGTCACCCTTTATGCTTGAAACTTCCCATTATGATAAAGCAAAGGCAGATAGGGCAGTTGCCTTTATTGAAAACCTAAGACACACCAAGGGGAAATGGGCAGGGAAGAAGTTTCTTCTGCTACCTTGGCAGGAACAGATCATTCGTGACTTGTTTGGCATCGTCGGGGAAAATGGGAAGCGTCAGTTCCTGACAGCCTATGTTGAGATACCCAAGAAACAGGGGAAGTCTGAACTGGCAGCTGCCATTGCGCTATATCTTCTTTATGCTGACAATGAACCCAGTGCAGAGGTGTATGGTGCGGCCTGCGACAGATCCCAGGCGTCCATTGTATTTGATGTAGCAAAGCAAATGGTACAGATGACACCGGCGTTGCTAAAAAGGTCAAAGATTACAGCTGCCACCAAACGAATCGTCAATTATTCCAATGCAGGGTTCTATCAAGTGTTATCAGCTGAGACAGGAACCAAGCATGGACTGAATGTATCGGGTCTTGTGTTTGACGAGATTCATGCACAGCCCAACAGAAAACTCTATGATGTTTTGACAAAAGGTTCCGGGGATGCCAGAGAGCAGCCCTTGTTTTTTATCATCACCACTGCAGGAACTGATAAAAATAGCATCTGCTATGAGCTCCACAGTAAAGCCCTGGATATAAAGGCCGGTCGAAAGAAAGACCATACCTTCTACCCGGTGGTATATGGACTGACAGAAGCAGATGATTGGAATGATGAAGGCAACTGGTATAAAGCGAATCCTTCGCTGGGACATACCATTTCCATAGATCGGGTGAGAGAAGCTTATAAAAACGCTCTTGAAAACCCTGCGGAAGAGAATGTGTTTAAACAGCTCAGACTCAATATTTGGACTTCAGCGACAGTGTGCTGGATACCAGATCACATTTATGATCGAGGAAATCTACCCATTGCTATGGAGTCGCTGCAAGGCCGTGAATGCTACGGGGGACTAGACCTTTCCAGTACATCGGATATCACAGCCTTTGTTCTTGTGTTTCCGCCAAAGGCAGAGAATGAGAAGTATATCGTATTGCCGTTCTTCTGGTTACCGGAGGATACTTTGGAACTGAGATGTAGAAGGGACCATGTGCTCTACGATGTTTGGGAGCTACAAGGCTATATCCATACTACTGAAGGGAACGTGATTCATTATGGCTTTATTGAGAAGTTCATTGAGGAGCTTGGAGAGAAGTACCACATAAAAGAAATAGCCTTTGACCGCTGGAATGCCACTCAAATGGTCCAGAACTTAGAGGGTATGGGCTTTACAGTTGTACCATTTGGACAGGGCTATAAGGACATGTCTCCACCAAGTAAAGAACTTTATAAGCTTCTTATGGAAGGGAATATCAATCATGGTGGTCACCCCGTTCTTAAATGGATGGCTCAAAACGTAGTCATGCGCCAGGATCCTGCAGGGAACATCAAACCGGATAAAGAAAAATCAGTAGAAAAGATCGATGGTATTGTCGCTACAATCATGGCCCTTGATCGCTGCATTAGAAATAAAGACGATGACTCTAGCGTTTATGATGAACGTGGAATCATCGTCTTTTAATTACTGCTCAATTTCAATTACCGTAGGGCAATCAAGAAAGCGGGTTGCAGTGCCAACACCATAAGAATTAACAGTGCATCTTTCTTTCTGATTTTGATACCCAAGAACGAACTTGAATAAATATCCCATCAAGGATCCTAACCATTGGCTTTCTTGACCTGTAAATTTAAAGTCAGGTCTTGGTGAGTTCTTTCTTTCCCAAATAAGAAGCAAAGATTTTACTGGTGGAATGCCTAGATCATTAGCAAAGATAATGTTAGATAGAAGGACTGGATTAGTGATAGTGTCCATACAAAAATCCCAAAGCGCACCAGAGTTTACAAAAGGTGAAGCATTTTTGTATGTAGCAGCAAAGTCATTCATGATCTGTGATTTAATGTGATTTACATTCATGTTAAACCTCCTTTAATTTGAACATATATTTTATTGTATGTTTAGAATATCATGAAACAATATCGTTGTCAACATAAAATTGAACCTTCATAATAATGTATGTTTAGGGGTGAAAATATGAATATACCAATTATCTCAAAGTTAATAAAGGCTCGTGATAAGCCTAAAGATTACTACTCTGGCTCAAATTACACTTATCTATTTGGGCCAACGACAAGCGGAAAGACAGTCAACGAATTTACTGCCATGCAGACCACAGCGGTATATTCCTGTGTTCGTATTCTCGCAGAAGCAGTAGCATCCCTTCCACTGCATGTGTACAGGTATAAGGAAAATGGCAAGGAGCGCGTGTATAACCATCATTTGTACCATATTCTTCACAATGAACCCAATACAGAAATGAGTTCCTTTGTCTTTCGAGAGACATTGATGAGCCATTTGCTTATTTGGGGAAATGCCTATGCACAGATTATCCGTGATGGTGCCGGGAGAGTGGTGGCTTTGTATCCACTTCTACCAAACAAGATGACAGTTAGCAGAGATAAAAACGGAGAAATCTACTACATTTACACAACGACATCTGATGAGAATCCCAACTTCAAGGACTATGGTTCAGTGGTGTTAAGAAAACAGGATGTTCTTCACATTCCAGGACTAGGCTTTGATGGTTTGGTAGGGTACTCGCCAATTGCTATGGCAAAGAATGCTGTGGGTATGACCATAGCCACTGAAGAATACGGAGCCAGCTTCTTTGCCAATGGAGCTAATCCCGGAGGTGTGCTTGAACATCCCGGTGTGCTTAAAGATCCCAAAAAGGTGAGAGATTCCTGGAATGAAGTGTACCGCGGAACAGCCAATGCCCATAAGATTGCCGTTCTTGAAGAAGGAATGAAATATCAGCAGATTGGTATTCCACCGGAAGAAGCACAGTTTCTTGAAACCAGAAAATTTCAGATCAATGAAATAGCAAGGCTCTATCGAATTCCACCTCATATGGTCGGTGATCTTGAGAAATCCAGCTTCTCAAATATTGAGCAGCAATCCTTAGAGTTCGTAAAATATACCTTGGATCCTTGGGTCATAAGATGGGAACAAGCCATGCAGCGTTCACTCCTACTTCCAAAAGAGAAGCAGGAGTTTTTTATTAGGCTCAATGTGGACGGACTTCTCAGAGGTGATTACCAAAGTCGTATGAATGGTTATTCCGTGGCAAGGCAGAATGGATGGCTTTCAGCCAATGACATAAGAGAGATGGAGGATATGAACCCAATCCCTGATGAGGAAGGAGGAAACCTATATCTAATCAATGGCAATATGACAAAGCTCAAGGATGCTGGTTTGTTTGGCGGTCAAGGCCCGAGTGAGTCAGCAAATAAGAAGGGAAGTGAGGAAAGCAGATGAAGCGCAAATTTTGGAACTGGGTCAAGAATGAGGGCGTAAGAACCCTCTTTTTAAATGGAGAAATTTCAGATGAAACCTGGTATGGGGACGAAGTGACTCCAAAGCTATTCAAGGAGGAGCTGGAGTCGGCTCAGGGAGATATCAGCGTTTGGATTAATTCTCCGGGCGGGGATGTTTTTGCAGCCGCACAGATTTACAACATGCTGATGGACTACCAAGGCAATGTAACGGTGAAGATTGATGGTCTGGCTGCATCAGCTGCTTCTGTTATTGCAATGGCGGGAACGGAAGTACAGATGTCACCTGTGGCCATGATGATGATCCACAATCCCATGACGGTAGCCATCGGGGATTCAAAGGAAATGCAAAAGGCCAGTGAGATGCTGTCGGAGGTTAAGGAAAGCATCATGAATGCTTATGAAATCAAGACAGGTCTTACAAGAACAAAGATATCCCACTTGATGGATGCAGAGTCCT